TCGTGGATATTAAGATTAAGGGTAGGCGCGGTGTCGGCGGTAGCCAGTTTCGCCACTAGTGCTAGTGCGGTGTCGTCATCTAGGGTCGGGAGTACGCGCTCCACCTTAGCGCGATTACTTGTCACCTTGCCGTTGCGTGTGCGCTTGAAGGCGCGTCCGTTAGGCGTGTCGTGTAATCGCCACCCATTAGAGCCTAGCCTACGGCTAGTTACTAGTGGGCGTGTAGGTGTCATCACGATACTACCGCTTCCCCCATAAGGGTTAGGCATGGTCGTATCCTTTCACGCAGGGTATCTCCCCGCGCTAGTGCGTGGTTAGGTCGTGAGCCTAGTGCTACCCTAAGTAGCCACGCGGTAACTCATAGTCGATAGATAGGGGTCGTGATACCCATGAGCGACTCACTTTTACTAGGTAACTAGTCGAGCCCTACCTATCGCTATTGAGTTGTATCTAATCTACGACCCGATTAGCGGGTTATCGCCTAAGCGATTAGGTCAATTTTTAACTCACTATCGCTAGTGGCGTTTTCGACCTATAAGAGAATTAAACCATAGGTTCTTGTGAAACCTATGTATTTAATCTGTGAAAACCTTGTGAGATTTTCACTCTCTATTTTCTTGTCATCAAGAGTTTTTTTCTTGATGGTGAGCATGATACACGCCTATCTTGTGAAAACCCTGTGAGAACCCTGTGGTGTCTCTGTGAGTATCTACACACATAGAACCCCCACAATTCGGACATAACGGGCATCATGGTATAAGTGACGCAAGTCACACATAGTACGCATAACGGACAAGCCCCTACTATTCCGACATTTATATATAATTTATATTAAGCCCCCCAAATCGGACATTTAGTGCATGGGGTGGATAGTCGGCATGTAGATAAATCTATTTATCGACAATTCAACCCTAACCCTAAAATATCTATATGTATATATGTCGATTTGTCGACATTTTGACCCAGTATCCTTTAATTTGGCTCGAAGGAGCGTATATAGTATACGGAAATAATTTTCTGTTATATTATATTCAGGGCCTAATATATAGCCCTGACCAGGGCTTTTATAAATATTTAGTCAGAATGTGTTCGTTTTAGCACTTTGAACAAGTTATCTTATATGTAAAGTATTACATATACGGAGTCGCTCCGTTTAAGACTCCGCGACTCCTATATAATATATAATATAATATATATGGGAGAGTTATATCGCTAACAAGGTACCGTTATAACAGCGATATCTGAGGAGATTTAACCAATGGGACGCAAGCCAGGAAAACAGGATGTACCGAAGGCTGAGGCCCAGGAGCGAGTCCTGATGGCGCTAGCCCAGGGCGCGACTGTGATAGCCGCTATGGGCACCGTAGGCCGCAACGATGTGACTTTCCGTCAATGGTGCGCTACAGATGCCGACTTCAAGGAGCGAGCCGACAAGGCCCGCCTAGAGGGTAAGGGCGTCAAGTCCGACTTAGCCGACTTAAAGGATATCTCCTTCGTCGACTTCTGCGAGCAGTTCCTAGATAGCAAGCTCTTCCCCCACCAGCTCAACTGGCTGGATATGATGGAGGGTTTACCCCCACGCTGGCAACCAGCGGGTATGACCTACGAGCCAGGCGAGCCTGACAGAGTACTGATTAACGTGCCACCTGAGCACGCCAAGTCGACTACCATCACCACAAACTATGTCACCTACAAAATCGTGACTAACCCCAACATGCGAGTCATCATCGTCTCTAAGACGCAAGGCATGGCCCGCAAGTTCCTTGGGGCGATTAAGACAAGACTTTCACATCCAGCATATATTAAGTTGCAGACGGCCTTCGGTCCTAACGGCGGATACAAGGCCGATGCAACACAATGGTCTGCTGATATGATTTACCTAGGTACGGGACGTGACTCAGGCGAGAAAGACCCTACCGTTCAAGCCCTTGGTATGGGCTCTCAGATTTACGGTGCTCGCGCTGACCTGATTATCGTTGATGACGCCGTGATGGGAGCAAATGCCCATGAGTGGGAAAAACAACTTGAATGGCTCCAGAAGGAAGTCATCACACGCCTGGGGCGGCACGGAAAACTAATTATTGTAGGAACCCGTGTCGCGCCCGTGGACCTCTATAAGATGCTCCGTGACCCAGGACAATGGAGCGGTGGTGTAGCGCCTTTCACATACTGCGCTATGCCAGCCGTACTAGAATTTGACGAGAACCCAGAGAAGTGGAAAACACTCTGGCCCGAGTCCGACCAACAGGAAAATGCGAAAGATGACCCACTACCCAATGGGAACTTCCCCAAGTGGGATGGACCCTCGCTATTTAAGCGTCGCGCTCAGGTCTCTCCCGCAGTATGGGCGATGGTTTATCAGCAGGAAGATGTCACAGAAGATTCAATCTTCTCCCCAACCTGCGTCGCAGGAAGCATCAATGGAATGCGAAAGAGGGGCGTCCTAAAGCCAGGTACCCCAGGACATCCTAGACATGTTGAGGGTAGCTACACTGTAATGGGCCTAGACCCAGCAATGCAGGGAGCAACAGGTGCGGTTGTAGTTACATACAACAAGGCTGATGGTAAGATTTATATTCTTGATTGTGTCAATATGACAGAGCCTTCACCAGATAAGATTCAAAATCTGATTGAGGACTGGGTGGACAAGTACCGCCCTCAAGAACTGCGTATTGAAATCAATGCTCACCAGAAGGCTTACGCCCTGGATGAGAATCTAAGAAACTTTTTAGCCTCATATGGCTGCCAGTTAAACTCACACTTTACTGGTAAGAACAAGTGGGACACTTCTTTTGGTGTAGCTTCTATGGCTATGCTCTTTGGCAACACCCGCGATGGGCGTTTCCAGGACAACAACATCATAGAGATTCCAAGCAACGAAGGCTCAGAAGGTATCAAGACGCTAGTACAGCAACTGATTACCTGGAAGCCAGACACCAAGAACCCCACAGATACTGTGATGGCTTTATGGTTTGCAATCATCCGCGTTCGTGAGTTGATGCAGAATACATCAAGAGTGGGACAGTACCAAACAAACCGTTGGGCCACAAGAGCACAGATGTATAACCGCGGTTCAATCAATTTAGATGAGGCCTTTGCAGAGCAATGGTCACAAACTTATAGTTAGGAAACTAAAATGGCAACACCACGTCAACAAGGCGGAATTTATAGCAAGGGTGGAAAAAACGTAAACCCTATCTACCGCCCAATTCTAGCAGTTGGACAAGCGGTTAGCCGTTACATGGATAACACCGCAGAAGGTTACCGTCAGGCAAACATTATGGAAAGCCGCCACGGACGCCAGAGCCCAGAGTTCAAAAAGGCTCAAAACAATCTGCGAGGCGCAGTTCTTCAAAACCGTAAACCTCCTAAACTAAAATAATTTTTATTCACTTTAACTGATAGGACTACAATGACATTATCAATGGAGCAGATTGCTGCCCGTGTGCAATCGCTGCGCTATCGCCATCATGACCGCGACCAGCGTAACCTTGACGTCCTTGCTGTCCGTAAAGGAAAGATTTCAGAAGTTTATCCAGATTTCTTTCCAGATGGTGTAGATACTAACGTAGTAGCAAACTTTGTCGATATTGTCGCCCGCGACTTGTCGGAAGTTATGGCTCCACTACCAGCAGTAAACTGCTCAGCAGCCAACCAGACTTCAGATAGAGCGCGTCAGTTTGCTGATAAGCGCACACGTATTGCGGCTAATTACTTCCAGCACTCAGATTTATCAGTGCAGATGTACTCAGGTGCTGACTGGTATATCACATATGGTTTCCTCCCATTCTTAATTGAATTGGACGAGGAATCGAAACTACCACGTATCCGCATAGAAAACCCAATTGGTGCTTACCCAGAATTTGACCGCTATGGACGTTGCGTAGCTTTCGCTAAGCGATACACAATGACACTAGGGGAACTTGTTTCAATGTTCCCAGAGTATGATAGACCTTTACTTGGACCTATGGGTTACAAGCAGGACCTAACTGCTCAAGTTGAATTGATTCGCTACTACGATAAAGACCAGTCAGTTATCTACATCCCATCAAAGGATAACCTAGTTCTTTCACAAGCAAAGAATCCACTAGGAAAGATGATGATTGTTGTTGCACGTAAGCCATCTATCGATGGTGAACTACGTGGACAGTTTGATGATGTACTAGGTATCCAGCTTCTGCGCAACCGCTTCGCGTTGCTTGCTATGGAAGCTGCAGAGAAGTCCGTTCAGTCACCTATTGTACTACCACAGGATGTACAGGAACTACAACTTGGTGGAGATGCGGTTATCCGCACATCTAACCCAGCAGGCGTACGCCGCGTAGAACTTACAATCCCACAAGGTGCATTCACTGAGCAAACACTTCTTAACCAGGAACTTCGCGTTGGCACTCGTTACCCTGAGGGACGTACTGGTAACGTCAACGCGTCTATTGTTACAGGACAAGGCGTACAGGCTCTTATGGGAGCCTTTGATACACAGGTTAAGTCAGCTCAGGCTATCTTTGCTGCTGCACTTCGTGATGTAATCAGCCTATGCTTTGAAGTTGATGAGCTTATCTACCCAGAAGAGAAGACAATTCGTGGTGTAGACGCTGGCTCTCCTTACGAAATTACATACAAGCCATCAAAGGATATCAAGCAAGACTACTCTGCTGATGTTCGTTATGGAATGCTAGCTGGTTTGAACCCAGCACAGGGACTTATCTTTATGTTGCAAGCCCTAGGCGGCGGGCTTATATCTAAAGATATGGCGATGCGTGAACTTCCATTCACCGTCAACGTAACACAAGAACTAGAAAAGATTGAAATCGAGAAGATGAGAGAATCTCTTCTTGGTTCCATTACTGCACTCTCTCAAGCGATACCACAGATGGCTATGCAAGGCCAGGACGCTTCTGAAGTAGTGCGTCAGATTGCCGCTGTAATTAAGGCACGCCAAAAGGGACAGGCAATTGAAGAAGTCGTTGGTGACATCTTCGCGCCACAGCAGCAACCAGTTCCTCCTGCTGGGGCACCAGAATCAGTTGAGCAACCGTCCCCTGCTCCTGAAGGCGTTCCAGCAGGAGGCGCTTCTCCTATGGGTGGAGCACCTGAAGCACCACAAGATATTATGAGCTTACTATCAGGACTATCAAGCAGCGGAACACCTTCCGCAAGCGTAAGAACTATTCGACGTAGATAACGAAGGCGGGGGACAATGACAACGATTATCGGCATTCAATACGATAAAGATTGCATCTTAGTTGCTGACAGCCAAACTACTGATGATTCTGGTTATATCTATAAGCATCCTAATACAAAAAAGATTTCAGAGCGCAACGGTTATTTAATCGCAGGTTCTGGCGAGGTATTACCTTGCGATGTGGCACAGCATATATGGGACCCACCAACTCCCACAAAGTCGGATAAGTCCGATTTGTACCACTTCATGATTTCTAAAGCAATGCCATCTTTACGCAGAACTCTATCTGCTAATGGATTCAACTTTGACGAGCCTAAGACTGAGCAGAGATTCCAGTTTCTGATTGCAGTATGTGGCGAAATCTTTGATATTGATGACGAGCTTAGCGTAAGTCAGAATGAATCTGGCGTATATGCAGCAGGCAGCGGAGCGTATTTTGCAATAGGTGCACTATACGCAGGAGCGGATGCATACGAAGCGATGGATATTGCATCTCAAGTATCAGCATTTACATCAGGTCCTTACATATCTAAAACACAATTTAAGCATTCTAAATAGGAGGAAACATGGCTGAAAATAGAGGGGGAATGCGACCAGACGCCCCACAGAATAACCCAGCAAATGTTTCTTTGACTGGTGGAGATGGACAGTCTGGCGACTATAAGAACTTTGCTTATGGTCAAAACAAGGCTCTTAACGAATCACGCGTTGAAGGTAATAAGGCTTTGCGTACCGTTGCGTCTGCAACACCAAGCACGCCAGTTCCTTCACTGCCAGCAGTAACTCCAATAACAGCGGAGACTGAATTACCAGAGCAAGATGTACGTTTTGGTTCTACACCAGAAACACGTATGATGCTTGGCACTCCTGCACAGCAGGAAATTGCACCTGATATGGAACAACTACGCAGCTTTTTCCCACTAATGGAAGTATGGGCCAACCAACCTGATACACCACAGTCCACTAAAGAGTATATGAATTACTTGAGGACTCTTATCTGATGGCACCAAATGTCTTTGATAAAATGGCTGGGATTCAGTTTGGTCTCGGAGGCGCAAAAGCATTACCACCTGATGTCACTGGTGGCCGTGTCGGCTTCGGAACCACACTGGAACTTGCCAATAAACTACCAGAAAATCCAGGACATTGGAATGATTCTGTAGAAACTGTACGCAAAACTGCGGTGAATGTGGCAACCTTTAACCCAGTACTCACATCTGGAACCCTCGGCCTCCTAGTCGGTGGACCAGTTGGAGCAGCCGTAGGCGCAGGTGCAGGCCTTGGAATTATCGGCATTGACAAAGCAACCAATGGTGGAGCGACAACATTACTCCAAGCTGGTGCAAAAAACTTTCGTTCTAACTATGCATTCGTCCGTGACGTAAGCGAAAAGAACACTGGCATGGGGCTGCTAACTGGTCTTACTATGCTTGCAGGTGGAGCTATTGGTGGTGTCTTAGGTTCAGCACTTGGACCAGCAGGAGCAATCGCTGGTGCATCACTCGGTGTAGCATTACTTGGTAAAGCTCAACGCGATGTAGCTGAAACAGAGTTTGGTGCACAGCTAAGCAAGACTCTTAACACATCTGCAAAGTTTTCCGAAAGTGAAGCTGGTCAGGTTAGATATAACTTGGGCCGCGATGTAACTCGCAACGTTATTGCACAGATTCCAGGCTTTAAGACAATGGGAGATACCAGTAAAGGTATCGGTGCCGTCACGTCTGGATTTCTTAACTTTGGCGCAGAACTAGCATTTGGTGCTGACGTTGCTGCTGCTAAACTAACGGGCGCTGCCGTACGTAGTGCTGGGGTACGCCCTCTTGCAGAACCAATGACTGGTTTTCAGCGCAAGATATTCGGCGCTAATGAAGCACAACGTGTTGCTAAGCGTCTTGAAGAAGATGTAGATTTGATTAAGCGTACCATGGCTGGTGAGGATACACCATACAAGGCAGTCTTTGAATTCTTTCAGAATAGCAAAGGCTACGAAATTGGTGCACGCAAAGACTTTGATAGCGAAATAGGTCAGGTATCTGCCCATCTATTTGCTGGTAAAAGCTTTGAAGAAATCGGAAATCTGCTTCTAGTTGGTCGAGGATATCTCCCAGCTATCGAAGAGTTAGCCCAAAAGCATGCCTCAACATTTGCTGAGTTTGCTAGATATGAAGATGCTATCCAGTCGGTTAGCAAGGGTGGCATCATTAACTTTGAATACAAGGGTAATTTAATTCCTTTGTCAAAGAGATTTACCGATAACCTTGATTTGGTTAAGGCAGAAGCAGCAGCACTACGTAAAGAAACACAGTGGCTTGATGATGCTTTGCAGTTAGACGGGGCTATGAAGAATAGAACCGTATCTCGCTGGGCTTATATTGAGAAGATTCGCAATGACTTTGCCAAGGAAACTGCAGCTCGCTCTGTTGCTGGTACATCAGACTTTATTCCTGAAACTGGAATTGGTAGAGCATATCAGTGGGCTTATCAAAAGAACCCATTATCTCCAGTCATCCGTGGCGTAGATAGAATTACTAACGACGCCCCTAATGGTGTGGTTAACTATAATGAACCAGTAATTGCTAACACACGTATTGCTGCTAGCCTACGCGAGGCAGAGAAGGTCGGAGCATCTGTTGCCGACAACAATGTAAGAGTATTTGACAAGTGGACAACAGCTCGAACAGAGTCTGAAAAGAATCTTGTTATTGAAGAATACGTTGCAACTGGGTTTAAGCTTCTAGCTAACAAGCATAAGATTGCACCTATGATTGTTGATGATGCGATTGAATCATACATCACCAACCATCGTCTAGTTCAGGTAGAAGCGCGTCGCGCAAACAGCTTCAAAGAGGGATACATGAATGACCCTCAAGACCCTATGACTTTGATTAGCGACCCTCAGCTTATTACACAGCTAGCCAATGGCAGCATGCTTCCAGACTGGACAATGGTTGACAAAGCACTTGGTGAATTTGCTAAGCGCAACGGACAAGCAGCAACCATAGGGATGCAGACTAAAGATGCGGCACGTTTGATTGCTGACGAGCTCAATGGTTTGTGGCGTACAGGAACATTGCTCCGTACTGGATACCCAGCTAACGTTATTAAGGATTCACACATTCGCGCCTGGGGGGATGCCGTACTGTTTGACGTATGGTCAAAGCTTGGCGAGGATGCTATCGATGCTATCCTGAATACAAGCAACACCGTCACGCGTGCAAATCGCTGGCTTGGTGGTAAGTTAGATAAGAACAAGAATATTGCGTTCTTGCGTGAAGAAATTGATTCACGTCAGGTCGTTCTTAATAGCCTAGGTAAACAGCTTAAGGCTGCTGGTTATGACCCTAAAAACCCACCTTTCGAGAAGGCTCCATTTTTTCCTAATTTACAAGATTATAAAGATGGCGGTTCTGGTGGATTGCCAAAAACAAGAAGCACGGTTGGTTTTGTAAAGACATCCGCCCTAGAGGGAATGAATGGAAATACTCCTGGAAACCTAGAGGCTGTTGCTAGTTACAGAAAGTCTCTTCGTGACGGCAAGGGTTTTGCTATTAGAGAGTACAATGGCAAACCGTATAATGACCCAATCATGGTGGTATACGATGATGAGACTGGCCTAGCTTTTGTTGGAGAAGGAAACCATAGACTCAAGGCTGCTATTGACGAGGGCATTCCTTACGTTCCAGTAAGAGTAGTCAAGGGTTACAAGAGTGAAATGGTTGTTGATGTGCAAAAGGGAAGATACCCTAAGCAGATTAAAAACAACAAAAAAACTAAGTTTGTTGATTCAACATCTGGCAAGCCAGTAGGCGAAGGATATATTCCCCCAGAGATGCACCCAAGTTTTATTTTTGACAAGGACGCTCTTGTAAAGTCTGACGATGGTTCGTCGGCTGCAAAAAAAGTTAAAGAAAGCTTGCTTGTTGATGTTGAACATTACCGAACCATTGAGTCCAACATCAAGATGCTTCGTGCTAGAGAGAATGCAGCGATTCAAGGTATTAAGCCAAATAGAATTCGCAGACAGACAGTTGAAGTTGACGGAGAAGTATTCGAGGCTGCAGGTGCGGGACGCTTTGGCCAGTTGTTTATGTCCAAGATTACACAGAAGGATGACCTTCGCCGAGCGATGGCATCCGTCAAGGAACTTGCTATTGAGAATGCACGCCGTAGCCGTACTGGTTCACGTGCTATTCTGCCAGCAGATGAGGCAACCCACCTCCTTGCTTGGGAGCAAATCCTTAACGACAAGATTCGTTTTGACCCAGTAGCTCGTATGGTACTTCAAGGAAGAAGCGATGCAACTATTGTGGGCTTCTTAAAGAGCAACGAGGGTTTCAGTTATATGGACCGATTCGCTGCTAAGCGTAGCGATGCTATCGAAATATACGAAAGAGTCAAGACTCTTGTAGATATGTATGCTCCTACACCTCAGCTCAAGAAGCTGATTATTGAGGACAAGCTATCTATCCTAGAACTTAAGAAGCTATATCCAGATGTTAACCAGCGTCCACCAGTATTTGGCGACATGGTTGATGACATGATTGGAACAAGTGGTTTTTATACACAGGGTCGTCAGTTAACTAAGGATGCGGTTGCATGGTTGTCAACTATGCCTACATCTAAGTTAGCATTTAACCCATACTTTAGAGTTAAGTACGAGCAGGAATTGCAGTCCCAGATATGGGTTGCTAACTCCCAGAATCGCGTACTGACTGCAAAGGATAAGGCTCGCTTTGAACAGCGTGCACGTGAGTTTGCTCTACGTGAGTACCGTGAGAAGCTTAACTCCTTCCACCGCAACATGAACTACGCTGGATGGACAAACTATCTACTAGCGTTCTTCCCTGCGGTAGTAGAACAGTTCAGAGCGTACGGCCGAATCACAATGGAACACCCTGACTTCTTGGTTAAGAAGCTCAAGTTTGCTTCATTGCCAGAAATGATTTCAGATGTACAGGAAGACTCAAATGGTACACAGTACTTTGAAGTTGACCTACCATACTTCGGCCTAAAGTCTCGTATTCCTACATCTTGGTTCAACCCAGATAACCCAACTGGTGGCGACATTATCTCGTTCCACCCATTTGCAGCAGCAAGCGTAAATGAGTTTGCTCGTCGTACGAACATTGAAAATAGGTTTATCGACGTGGTTCTACCATTTGGTGTGCAGCAGAACTCTTTGAATGCATTGACTCCAAACACGGCTCGCCGTCTATCTCAGGTCTTTTCTGCTGGATTCTCTCAAAGCGGTGAGCAGTTTAACAAAGATGTTAAGATGTTTATCGATACTGAGATGGTACAGTTCATCAAGGACAATAATGGCCGCAAGCCAAACGCTCAAGAGTACTCAGAGATTGCAGTACAGGCTGAGAAGAAGTCTTTCTACACATCAATCCTGCGCTTCTTAAGTGCATCCACACTACCAGTACAGGGCCGATTGGTTACTGCTGTTAGTGGATATGTAGATATCCTCAACAAGATGCAGGATGCTTATGGTGCTGAAGCAACAGAGATGTTCGTGGAGAAGTACCCAGAATACTTTATGCTTGCCGAGAGACTTACTGACCCAGTGTCTGGTATTCGCCCCGACAAGACAGCAGTAAGCCTGATTAAGCGTAACAAAGATTCTATACGAAACATTGTTTCAGCTATCGGTGAGAAGGGTGACTTGACCACCCTTGGCTCAATCTTTAATGATGAAGACTATGCGTTCTCTTCTTCTGCTCAGGCTTATCTAAGCAGAACAAAGATACCTGGAACAACAAAGAGGTTCAGAGATTCTGCGGATGCATTCCAGCAGGGCCGCTCCGCTTTAGTCAGCAAGGGATGGAATGACTTCTTTAAGTTGCAATCAATCGTTGAAGAGCAACTAAAGAATGCAGCAAACCCAATTGACCCTACAGGTAAGTATGGGCAGGCAATTGTAAATAAGTATGTGGATGGCTTCGTTGAAGCGCAGAAAAAGGATAACCCTATCTGGTTTACCGAATACGATAAGCAGGCTCAAGGTGGTGCTGGAAGCCGCCAGGCTGACACAGTAATTGCATTGACCGTAGCTATCGAGGACGATAAACTATGGAACAATCTTTCAAAGCAACCTAAGTGGGAACTTATCCTTAACTACATGCAGTACCGATATGATGTTTCAAAGCGCCTAGAGGCTATGAATACAACTATCGATGCCAAGAAGGTTAGCTGGTTGCGTGATGAAGTTGCATCAACCGTGGCAGCTATGCGTGCCCAGAACACTGAGTTCGCTAAGTTCCATGACAGATACTTCAAGAATGACAAGTTTGACTTTGTATACGAAGGGCAAGAATAATGGTAAATAGAATTGGAGCTGGTTCAGAGCAGGGATTACCTAGCGCTGTACCTAGCCCACAGGCCACACAAAGCCCCATGCAGTCAAAACCATTTATGGATAGCATCAATGCTGAATTAAAAAAGCGCGGCATTACGGTAGACCCACTTGCTGGAGGCATGGCTGATGTAGACTTATTGTCATCATTTAGCCGTGACCAATGGTCAGCTATCGCTGCAATGCTTAAGAAGCTTGGACGCCCAGTACAGGGAGTGCAGGAAGCAAAGATTGCGTTGACAGTTGAGTATGGAGATATGACATCAAAGGCAAGTTCCTTTGGTGAATTGTACCAGCAGCTACAGGCTGACTATATTCCAGGACTTGACGGTGATGGATACAAGGGTCCAAAGACTACTGTACAACTACAGGACCCGTTAGTTATCGATACTCTTATCCGTGGTGTATATCAGTCAACACTAAGGCGTGACCCTAACGCTGAAGAGTTTGCGGCTCGCCGCAGCGAATTAGAGGCTGTCATTAACAAGGGTTCTACTGTTACACCTAAGGGTGAAGCTAAAGCAGTATACACACCAGGATTCACACAAGCTGGTGCTGAGGCCATGGTTAAGCAGAAGATTGAAACTGGTGCACCTGAAGTTCAGGAAGATTTAGCACAGGCAGAAAGCATTGAGTTTGCTAACTTTATTGGAAAGCTAGGTAAGTAATATGGCGCTAAGACCTACAGTTACGATTGGCGGAGCGCCAGCAGGTTACGAAGAGCAACCAATTGAAAACAAGTTTGGTCTAACTGCTGCACTTATTGAGGCATACCCTGAGCTACAGCGCATCTATGATTTGTGGCAAGCCAAGGATTATGCTCAGGCAGAAATCGAATACTATAAGACTGACTACTACAAGAACGTATCAGAGGCAACAAGTTCTCGTACCCTTGAGAAGACAGCCAAGCCTGGCATATATGCTCAGAAGCTTGAAGACTATAAGATTAAGCAGCGCAAGCGCTTATCCCAAGAAGGTATTCGTGAAATCGATGATGCCTTCCTAGAGGAAGCATACCTTGCTGGATGGTCAGACAATATCGTTGACACCAAGGCGCTCGCAAAGGTGCCAGCAGGCAAGCAGCTAGGTGGAGACGCACTACAAACTGCTGACTCACTTAAGTCATACGCTAACTCATTTGGCATGTCATACAGCCCAGCACAGTACGACAAGTGGACACGCGATGTATTCACTGGTATGATGACAATTGATGACCTGAAGAACCAGGTGCGTGTAGACGCAGCAAGTGCATACCCAGTATACTCTGAACAAATTTCAAAGGGTGTAAGCCTTGACTCTTTAGCATCAGCATACAAGAGTTCTATTGCAAACATTCTAGAGGTTGACCCAGATTCAGTAACCTGGACTAACCCACATCTACGCAAAGCACTTCAGTCTGTAGGGCCAGATGGTAAGCCTTTTGTTAAGCCAATCTGGCAGTTCGAAAAGGAACTACGCAACACAGTTGAGTGGGAATACACTAACAACGCACGTGACACAATGGACACCCTGTCACTCAAAGTTCTTAAAGATTGGGGTCTAGCATAATGGCCGAACGTAAGTTTGTATCATTTAGAGAATCCGAAGAATTTTCAAATAAACCTTATTACGAAGCTAATCCTGATGTAGTTGCAAGATTGACTGCTCCAATTGCAAGATTTGAAGTAAGTAGGACCCGTAACGCAAATGGTACAATAACCGTTCGTTACAACGATGGCTCAACTGAAACTCAGCCAGACCCAGATTTTGTGCCTACTAGAACCAAGTCACCAGCTCAAGAAAACAACGATGCGCTAATGCAAATGCTTGCAGCTCAACAGCAGCAGGCTGCAGCAGAAGCTGCACGTGCAAGAGAAGCGAATCGTCAGTCTGCAATTGCTGCAGTCACTGCTCGATTCAACCAGTATGGACTTGGTTCTCTTGCTAACAAAATTAGAGACCTGGCTATTGACGGCGCAACTGAGGCAACAATTACTCTTGCACTACAGGAGACTCCAGAATATCAGAAGCGATTCTCAGCTAACGCTGACCGCATCAAGAAGAACCTTTCGGTTCTAAGCCCAGGAGATTATCTCAACCTTGAGGATTCATACCGTCAGGTATTGCGCTCATATGGACTAACACGATTCGATACCGACGAGTATGTCAAGCAGTTTATCTCTAACGATGTATCTGCAACTGAACTTTCCAACAGAGTTGTTACAGCAGTGCAGCGTGTACAGAATGCTGACCCAGCAATTCTATCACAGCTTACCGACTACTACGGCATTGGACAGAACGACCTAGTCGCATATGTACTTGACCCTAACCAGCAGTTCCAGAAGATTCAGCGTCAGGTTGCAGCAGCCGAAATTGGTGTGGCTGCAGCTAAGCAGGGACTACGTTCCGATGTCGCAGTATCTGAACAGCTTGCTGCACAAGGTGTATCACAAGCTGAAGCACAGAAGGGTTACGCAACAATTGCGGATATCCTACCTACTGCTTCCAAGCTCAGCGAAATCTATGGCGCAACTCTTGAGAGTTATGGCCAAGATGAAGCAGAGCAAGAAGTCTTCAACCAGTTGGCATCTGCACAGCGTAAGCGTCAGAAGCTGGCAGCTACAGAAGCAGCAACCTTTAGTGGTTCTGCTGGTATAGCACGTGGCGGACTTTCAACTGGAAGAACAGCAGGACAAATTTAAATTCCTGGACGGACCTATCGGCCCCGTACAGCGTAAAAGACCGAGAGTAGGAGCCAGCATACTTCCCCGAGTATGTGTTGTGGCCTGCGAACTACAAACAAAGAGAGAAGGGTGGTTGCTATGAGCAACAATTACTGGGACGACGAAGACGATGACCTCGATACACCAACACAGGACGGTGACGGAAGCAATCTGCTAAAGCAGTTGCGGAAGGCAAAGCGTGCTGATGAGAAGCGTATCAAGGAACTTACTGAGCAACTTGAGAGTCTATCCAAGGTGCAGCGTGAGCGAACTGTCAAAGAAGTCTTAGAAAAGAAAGGTGTCAATCCAAAGGCAACTCGCTTGATTCTTAAGGACCTAGACGATGTTAACGAAGAGACAGTCAATGGCTGGCTCGATGATAACGCGGACTTGTTCGGAATCCAAGTTAGCCAGGAAGCACCTGTAGTAAGTGAGGTTGACCGTGCTGCATTACGTCAGCAAGACATTCTCACGCAGGGTGCAATAACACCTGACAGAGCAGAAGATATGAACTTACGCCTCGACCAAGCACAATCAGCAGAGGATGTCATTAATCTTATCTACTCACAAAAATAATCATAGTTTCTAACTAAAGGAATATAACCTAAATGGCAAACGCATTTACATCAACAGGTTCCGCCACACTTGGTGGTACCGCTGGTGCTGCTGGTCTTGTCCAAAAGGCTTATGACCGTCTCTTGGAGTTCGCACTCCGCTCAGAGCCACTCATTCGCTCAGTCGCTGACAAGCGTCCAGCACAACAGTCAATCCCAGGTTCAACAGTAGTACTCCAGAAGTACGTTGACCTTTCAGCTGCAACAACAGCACTCACAGAAGATACTGACCCAGATGCAGTAGCGCTATCAACACCAACCTCAGTTACAATTACTCTTAACGAGTACGGTAACTCAGTATTGGTAACACGTGCGCTTGAACTCTTCTCACTTGCTGATGTTGACCCAGCAATTGCTAACATCATTGCATTCAACCTCGCTGACTCAATCGACTCAGTAGCAATGACAACACTTCGTGGTGGCTCAAACGTCATCTACGCAGGTGCAACAGCAACTTCAACAGCAACAATTACTGCAGCAGCGACACTTGCATCAGCAAACGTTCGCAAGGCAGTTGCTAAGCTTCGTGCTAACAAGGCAACAGGTCGCAAGGGTTCACTCTACTGGGCTGGTATCCACCCAGAAGTATCACACGACCTCCGCGCTGAGACAGGTTCAGCAGGATGGCTTCTTCCAAACCAGTACGGTTCATCACAGGACCGCATCTGGGCAGGAGAAATTGGAACATACGAAGGTGCATACTTCGTAGAATCCTCACGTCTCTACAACGCAACAGACGGAGCATCATCTGCACGCAACTACCGCACAATCATCTGCGGACAGCAAGCACTTGCAGAAGCAGTGGCAGAAGAGCCACACGTAGTCATCGGACCAGTAGTTGACAAGCTCATGCGTCACCGCCCAATGGGTTGGTACGGCGTACTAGGCTTTGCTCGCTACCGCGAAGAAGCACTATACCGAATCGAATCAGGTTCATCAATCGCTTAATTGATTGACGGGTGGGGCTAGGGAAACCTAGCCTCATCAGTAAGTTCATTAGGGAGAACAATGGCAAACTATACATTCAGACCGCCAACGGTGGATGAAGGCCCAGCAGGCGGTGCCCGCTTGTTCTACTTCTACAAGTTAAAGCGTGGCATTACTGTAGTTAAGTCTGGTGGTACATACTCGACGCTACGCTACGCAGTAGATGAAGACCTTCTTGACTATGACGCAGTCTACCGTGGTGGGTACAACCACACAGTAGATGACACTGTTAAAGCTGAACTGCTTGCAGCAGGTATCGGAGTAACAGAGGATAACTTTACAGCACAGTAGGGGACAAATGAATCTACATCAAATCCAGAAGCATCCTGAATATGTTGAAGGTTGCTTTGGTTGTAAGATAGGAACTCTTGAACTGGGAACTGGTGATGCTACCAGAGACATCTCAGACAAGAAATGGACATCAGAGTTGCAGGCTTACCGAGATGCAAGAGCACAAGGTATACAGCCAGCGGGCACTACACGTGCCCACGTTGAAGCAGCGTACGAAGCGTCAGCGACACTAGGCAGAGCGTATAACGCCGAGACTATGCCGAAGACAAAAGATATAAACAAGAAAACAACTGAAGTACTCAAGGAAATAGGAGCGGTATAATGCCAAAGGTCGGAAAGAAAGAATTCCCATACACAGCAAAAGGCATGGCAATGGCAAAGATGGAAGCCAAGAAGTCAGGCAAGCCAATGAAGAAGGTTGTCAAGAAGGCTGCTATGAAGAAGATGGGCAAGAAGAAGTAAGTGGAAAAGTGGACCGAAGCTCAACGCAGAAAAGCGGTTCAGGACTATTTGAACTCTAAGGCGAAAGCAACTCCTACACCTAAGCCAAAGCCACCAGTCAAGAAGTCACCTCCTCTTACTGTTGAGCAGCGCAAGGCGCAAGAGCGTGCTCGCATCAAGAAAGCACAAGAAGCATACAAGGACCGTACAAGCCCATCTAATATGACACCAGAAGAAAAATGGGCTTTCATGAATAACCCAGGGATGAGCAACTACTAATGAGTGACCCAAGACTAAAGCGAGCAGGAGTATCAGGCTTTAACAAGCCAAAGCGTACGCCTAACCACCCAACCAAATCACACGTTGTTGTGGCTAAAGAAGGTGCAAAGGTTAAGACTATTCGCTTTGGTCAACAGGGTGTTACTGGCGACAAGAAGCCAACCGCCCGTCAGAAGTCATTCAAGGCTCGCCACAAGGCGAACATTGCTAAGGGTAAGATGAGTGCAGCATACTGGGCGGATAAAGTAAAATGGTAGCAAAGAAGAAGGCTAAGTCAAAAGTAAATGCCGCTGGCAACTACACTAAGCCTGCGATGCGTGCTGCTTTATTTAAGAAGATTAAGGCTGGCTCTAAGGGTGGAGACCCTGGAGAATGGTCAGCCCGTAAAGCCCAGTTGCTTGCGGTTCAATATAAGAAGGCTGGCGGAGGTTACAAGTAATGGCACTCGCTAAGTCACAGAAGTCACTCAAGAAGTGGACTGCACAGAAGTGGAAGACTTCTGATGGTAAGCCATCTAAGGGTAAGAAGAGATACTTACCTGAGGCTGCGTGGGCTGCTCTAAGCTCAGCAGAGAAGGCTGCAACTAACAAGGCTAAGGCTGAAGGCAATTCAAAGGGTAAGCAGTTTGTAAAGCAACCTAAGTCAATTGCTAAGAAGACAGCAAAGTATAGAGGCAAGTAAGAAAGTAGGGGACAATGGAACAAGAGACAGTAGCAGTAGCGTGGTGTGACGGCGGAGACGTAGACGGTAAGTTTATGCAGGGAGTTACCGATGTACTCCTTAAGTCTGGCGTCAAGTTTGAAACTTCTATCCGCAGTCAGGGCAATCAGATTGCCAGACAGCGTGAGAAAGTAATTAAGTTTTGGTACGAGCAGAACATATCTGAGTGGCTACTTTGGGTAGACTCAGACATTGTTCTTAGCCCAGAAAACTTCTTAAAGTTATGGGACAAAAAGGACAAGGACTCAAAGCCTCTTCTGACTGGTGTGTACTTCACAACAGATAACCCTGAAGAGCCTCTGATGGTACCTATGCCAACGGTTTATATGTTCGCTGAACTAGATGGTGGGCTTGGAATCAAGCGTGTCCATCCGCTTCCTAAAGACTCTTTTATCCAGGTGGAAGCAGCGGGTATGGGGTTCGTCCTAATGCACCGAAGCGTAGTAACAAAAATTATGGAAGCCCTACCAGGTGTTCCATTCTTTACAGAGATGGGTGCAGATAAAGCATTCATCGGAGAAGACATTTACTTCTTCGCTCTATGTGGCAAAGCAGAAATCCCACTTTGGTGTGATACCTCAGCACTTGTTCCACATATGAAGCGATTCTCGTTTGACGAACATTATTACAAAGCATTCTTTGGCGCTCCTGAGCAGCCGAAGGAATCTAATTTAGTTTTACCGAAGCGTTACAAGAAAGGCTAAACAATGGCACTAGGCAAAGCGGGAAGCAGTCTGACAGCAGAACTTAATAGGCTTGCTGGAATTACTGATGTCACAAAATTCCTTGATGAACAAGGCGCTGCTAATGCCTGGGCTGGAACAACTGGACTTGCAACTGTAGGTGCTCTTAACATCAAAGCACAGGCTGGACGCACAAGAGATAAGTTCAAGGACATTGATGGTATCTGCAATGAACTTGCTGGAACAACTGGGCTTGCAGCCCCTGCAGCGCTAAGGAGCATTAACGCCTAATGACAACTCTAAACAATATGATTGATGAGGTTCTAATCAACCTTGCAGGATATACATTCCAGCAAGATAGAGCCACACACCTGACATCTGCTGTGACTACGGTTACATCAACAAGCGCTTCCCCGCTTATCCTAAACCTCGGTTCTACTGACTCAGTTGGTAAGGGTATCCTTGAGATTGACGAAGAGTTGCTATGGGTTGATTCATTTGACCGCGTAGCGAATACTGCAACAGTATCTCCTTACGGACGCGGATACCTTGGCACTACTGCAGCAACACACGCTGCTGATGCAAAGGTTACTATCTCACCTACCTTCCCGCGCCATAGCGTCAAGCGTGCTATCAACGACACTATCCGCTCCCTTGGAGCAAACATCTTTGCAGTCAAGACAACAACCTTTACCTTTACTGCTGCGGTATCTACATACGCATTTGCTAATCTGAATGTCAAGAATATCTTGAGTCTTACCTGGCAAGACATTGGACCTACCAAAGAGTGGATTCCGATTCGTCGCTGGGACTTCGATGCAGTAGCAAACCCACAGGCTTTTGGGTACACCAGCACCGACCAGGTGCAAACTGTTACACTAGGTGAAGCGCCTATCTCTGGTCGCACAGTCAAGGTTATCTATGCAACAGACCCTAGTGCCTTTACAGCAAACACAGATGTATATACAACAGTAACTGGACTACCTGAGTCAACAAGAGATGTAGTAATCCTAGGCGCAGCCTATCGTTTACTCTCATTCCTTGACCCAGCACGTGCAGCGCAGGTCAGCCCACAGGCGGATGAGACTGACAGCAAGCGCCCATATGGTGCATCACAGAGTGCAACCAAGCAACTCTATGCATTGTATACACAGCGTCTTAATGAAGAGACAAAATCACAACAAGCAAATTACCCAATTCGCGTTCACTACTCCCGCCGATAAGGAACAGCAATGACAACTAGAAAATACTCATCCCGCTCTCAGCAGACAACGCTGACTTCGGGCTTAACCTCATCTGATACATCGGCAACTGTCGTATCAGGTACAGCGCTGCTCGGTGGTGTAACCATCTCTGCAGGCGAAACCTTTACAGTTGTCATTGACCCAGATACAGCGCTTGAAGAAATTGTAGATGTCACTGCCATCTCCACTAACACACTAACAATTGTTCGTGGTATCGATGGCTCAACTGGACAGGCTCACTCTGCTGGTGCGGTGGTTCGCCATATGGCAATCGGACGCGATTACCGTGAAGCCAACTCACACATCACAAACGTGACTACCGCTCACGGACTTACCATTGATGATGTCATTACAACAACTAACACTAAGACAATTACCAATAAGACAATCTCTGCAGCAAGCAACACCCTTACAGGTGTAGCAACTCTTACTGGTACACAGACTCTTACTAACAAGACTTTAACTAGCCCAATCATTAACACCGCAACTATTGCTGGTGGAACAATCACTGGTCTATCATCTCCTACTAACTCAGGCGATGCAGCGACTAAGGGCTACACAGATTCAATCTTAGGTTCAGCAACTGCAGCATCAAGCAGTGCAACTGCTGCTGCTTCTAGCGCTACCGCTGCAGCAACATCGGCAACATCCGCTGCTGCTAGCGCAGTATCTGCTGCTACCTCTGCAACATCTTCTGCTACATCTGCTACAGCGTCTGCATCATCTGCAGCGACTGCAACCACTAAGGCTAGCGAGGCTGCAACATCTGCTACTTCTGCTGCCGCAAGTGCAACTGCCGCTGCTACAAGTGCAACAAGTGCGGCTGCCAGTGCAACTGCAGCAGCTACATCAGCCACATCAGCAGCAGCCTCAGCAACGGCTGCAGCAACCAGTGCTACCTCAGCAGCAGCAAGTGCAAGTTCCGCTGCAGCATCATACACAAGTGTAGCCGACCTAACTGGTGCTGGACTTATCCGTGATATGGGTTCAATCACTGATGCGGATACATCAACAACATCTTACGTAAATATCTCATCCTTTGCTGCAGCAGCAGCGACTAGCGCTACAAGCGCAGCAGCAAGTGCAGTATCATCTGCAGCATCTGCTAGCGCAGCAGCGACATCAGCATCTAGCGCATCTACCTCTGCAACTAACGCAGCAGCATCTGACGTATCCGCTCAGAACTGGGCAACCAAGACTGACGGTGCTGTGGCTGGCGGAGAATATTCTGCTAAGTATCACGCAATCGCTGCAGCAACTTCTGCGACATCGGCAGCAGCAAGTGCATCTGCAGCAGCCACTAGCGCAACTAGCGCTGCATCGTCTGCATCACAAGCAGCAGTTATCGTTGCCTCAGCAGTATCAGGAACACTGATTGATGCAAAGGGTGACTTGCTTGTAGGTACAGCAGATGACACAGTTGCACGCCTTCCAGTTGGAACTAACGGATACCTACTCACTGCAGACTCAGCCGAGACACCAGGTATCAAGTGGGCAGCAGCCCCTGTAAGTCTTCCATCACAAACAGGTGAAAGCGGCAAGTACCTCACAACAGATGGCACTACCGCATCTTGGGCAATTATCGCTGCAGACATCGAGTCGGTAACAGCAGGCACTGGTCTTACAGGTGGTGGCACATCTGGTGCCGTTACGCTGAACCTAGATACAACTTCTGTCTATGTCGTACCTTCACAATCAGGTGCGTCTGGAAAGTACTTAACAAGCAACGGAACAGCAGCGTCTTGGGCAACCATTACAACAGACCCACTGCCACAAATTATGATGATGATGGGAGCATAACCAATGCCAAGTTCATTCGCAATCCAACAGCGTAGAGGCACTACAGCGCAACACGCTTCATTTACAGGCTTGGTCGGTGAGATTACAATCGATACCGACAAAGATACAGTCGTGGTTCACGATGGCAGTACCGCTGGTGGTATCCCACTAGCAAAAGAATCAGCCTTGACCGAGGCTGGCTTTAACCCATTTCTACTAATAGGAGCATAATTAATGCCAAACGTATACAAGGTCCTGGCTCAATCTAACCCATCAGCCACAACCGCAACAACACTATACACAGTACCTTCTTCGACATCAGCAGTAATTTCAACCATTACAGTATGTAACCAAGCAGCATCTGCTGGTTCATTCCGTATCGCAGTACGCCCAGGTGGAGCATCACTTGCTGCTCAGCACTATGTGGCATACGACGTAGCAATTGCTGCTAACGATACAACAGCACTAACACTTGGTTTGACACTTGCAACAACTGACGTAGTGACAATTTACGCATCGTCTGCAACAATGTCATTTAACGCTTACGGCTCAGAAATTTCTTAATAGGAGGATACAATGGCAATCAGTAGATTTTCTACGTCTTCGGTAGCCCAAGGGTTGCCAAAGTATCAAAAGGTTTGGGATGGAAGCACCGTTATTTTAAGCCCAGGATTTGACTCTATTGCGACTTATGCCCTTGGCTCAAATGGAACAGTTACATTTACTTCTATACCTCAAACTTATAAGCATCTACAGTTAAGAATATTTGGTAAAACTACTAGAGCAACATTTAGAAATGACAATGTGGCACTTAGGTTTAATGGAGATACTGGAAACAACTATTCTTCACACGAAATTATTGGTGATAATGGAACTGGAACCGAAGCAAATACAACCGCTAGTTATAGTATGATTTATTATGGTGGAAATATTGGCTCTACTGTTATGGCATCAACATCTATGGGTGTTGCAATTATTGATATTTTTGACTATACAAATACAAATAAAAATACTACAACTAGAAGCATTAGTGGTTGGGATGAGCCTGGTGGCGGTGGATTAGTAGGCTACAAGAGTGGTCAATGGATGAACACTGCCGCGGTAACAGAAATTTTCTTACGTGGCGGAGAAGGAACTCAACTAGGCACTGGCACTAGAGTAGCACTCTATGGAATTAAGGGGTAATTAGATATGGCAGCAGGCTCAACCTATGTCCCTATTACAAATTATACTGTAAGTGGAACATCAACAACATTAATTACCTTTAACTCATTTTCTGGATACTCGGATTTAGTTATGAGAATACAGGGAACAAGTACTGGTAACGCAAGATTGCGTTTTAATTCCGATTCTGGAAGTAACTATGGATGGACAATTCTTACTGGTGACGGTTCCACCGCATCTAGTGTGCGAACCAATTCTGATACAAGTGCAATCACATCTTACTATGGTGGGAATGGAATTGTAACAGCAAATATAATGAATTATTCTGATACATCAAAATATAAAATGGTTCTTTCAAGGGCTGGTGCATCAGGTGGTGGAACAGATTTAGTTATAGGGCGCTGGAACAATTCATCAGCAATCACTACAATTACGGTTCAAGTAAATACGGCTGGAAGTGGAACATTTAGTGATGGTACTAATATTACAATTTGGGGGATATTAAATGCCTAGTCCAACTTTTACTTTAATTAGTTCATACACTGTAGGTTCTGGTGGAGCAGCACAGATAGAATTTACTTCTATCCCACAAATTTATAGCGATTTATGTATTAAATTTTCTGGCAGAAGCGCACGTAATGATGGAATTAAATTTGACAATGGAAACATAAAATTTAATGGTAGTACTTCTTCGTACTCCAATAAGTTTATTTATGGTTGGCCCGCCAACTCTTCTACGGCAGCATCTGGCAATGGCGACACAACTTCATTTCAGAATATATATGTGGCTAGTTCGCAAACAACAACAAACACATTTGGCAATACACAGATATACGTTGTGAACTACACCACAAGCAACAACAAAGAAATACTTGTAGATGCGGGTGCCGACAATAACTCGACTGCTTCGATAGTTAGTTTTAGTGGACAAAAGTGGGCAAGTTCTGCGCCAGTTACAAGCATACAAATCTCGGCAGCGACTGGAAATCTATTGCAATTTAGCGAAGCCACTCTCTACGGCATTAAGAACAGTTAGGACACACTATGGGAATCCGAAGTCTATCAACTGCCAGCATATCTACTGGCGTTAAGCGAAGCAAGGTCTGGGACCAGAGTGCTGTAGTGCAAAACAACTCATTCGAATCTATTTCTACAGTAGCACTTGGAACTGCAACATCAAGCATTTCTTTTACATCTATTCCAAGCACATATAAGCATCTTCAAATTAGATACATTGCGAGAACGGATAGGACCAGTTCATCTGACGGTGATTATTTAATTATGCGTTTTAATGACTTATCTGGAGCGAGCGATTACTATACTCAACATTATGTAAGAGGAAATGGTTCGGCTACTTATGCTGCTTCAGATGGAACTTACAGCGCCCTTACTATAGAAAGAATGCCTTGCAGCACTCAGGGTAGTAATATTTTTGGTGGTGGTGTAATTGATATTTTAGATTATACAAACACTAATAAAAATAAAGTTATGCGCCATAGAAATGGTTCGGACTGGAATGGAAGTGGTATGGTTAGACTTGCTTCAGGTATGCTTATGTCAACGCCAGCAATTACAAAAATAACCGTTGCAATCGGCGCAGGAACCAACATTGTTGCTGGCTCGCATTTTGCGCTTTATGGAATTAAGGGGTAACATATAATGGCAGCAGGCTCAACATATACGCCAATAACAAGCACAACTCTTGGTTCAGACACCGCAACCGTAACTCTTTCAAGCATACCTAGCACTTATACTGACCTTTACTTGGTTGTTTCTTCACGTGTAAGCGGAGCACAAAATAGCAGTGGTATAGATGTTTATGCATACTACAACGCAGACCAAGGAAGCAATTATTCTATGACTCAGTTGTATGGTAATGGCACTACGGCAGCGTCTAACAGGTCTTCAAATATAACTTATGCATATTTTGGAATATCATCTAATAATACAGCAAATGACTGGCCAAATTTTACAGTTGATATTATGAATTATTCTAATACTTCAGTTAATAAAACTGCAATTGCTAGAGTAGACGCTGCTTATCAATCATCTTCTCTTAGAGGAACTTTGTGGCGTTCTACTGCTGCAATTTCTTCTATTACTCTTTACGCAGAACTGAGCCTTAATTTTAAGGCTGGTTCTACATTTACCCTTTACGGAATCGCAGCGGCTTAAGGAGAAAATATGCCAAATACAATGACCCTTATTAGTTCATCTACTGTCGGTTCTGGTGGAACAAGCACCATTTCTTTTAATTCAATTCCACAAACTTACACTGACTTAAAGATTTTTTATTCCGCTCGTAGCAACAAAACATCTGCTGCTTATGCTAATCTTACGATTAGGTTTAATGGTGATTCTGGAAGTAACTATGGTTTTAAAATGGTTTATGGTACTGGTTCAAATGTTTATTCAGCAGAAACAATTCCAGATACTGGAGTTCAATGGGCATATATTACAACAGATGGAGCAACCGCAAATACATTTGGTAATGGATTTTGGTACATTCCAAACTACACAAGTTCTAACCCAAAATCCGTAAACGGAGATTCCGTATCGGAGCATAACGAAACTGGCACATCAATTGCATCAATGCGAAGTGGAAGATGGACAGGCACAGCAGCAATTACTAGTATATCAATTGTTGTCTCTGGAACAATTGATTTAACAATTAAAGAAAACTCAACATTTTACCTTTACGGTATCAAAAACTCATAACAACTAAGGAGCAATACAATGACAGATACACTGACAGCAATCGAAGTTAACTGCGAAACAGGGGAAGTTATTGAACGCCCTCTAACAGCAGAAGAGATTGCACAACGTGAAGCAGATGCAGCAGCATACGCTGTTCGCAAGGCAGAAGAAGATGCAGCAAAGGCTGCAGCAGAGGCTGCTAAGGCATCTGCAGAAGCAAAGTTAGCAGCACTTGGTTTGACTGCTGACGAAATCGCTGCACTATCTAAGTAATAAGTTCCCTGGGTATGGACGGAAACTGCCCAAATAATTTTTCATCTAGTAGTGGAGGTTCGCCTTGGCAGGCAGAGATATAACCGAAGGTCGCGCCAGTAACGCTATTGCAGTAGACATTGGTGTAGTTTCATCTACAGCCATTTGGCAGAACACCGATATGTCTTACGACGTAGCAATAGGTGGACTTCCATTCTTTTATGCAATCAATGATGCACGCCCTTATATCCGTCAGACTGCACCTTTTCGTAAGGACCAGTTCGACAATGGCTCTGAGCCTGGCGAGCAGTCTCTGACTGGTTGGTGGATTCGCAGCCAAGCATCGTTCCACTCTGGTTCAGGTATCAAGTTCTTTGACCCTGCAACAACAGATGAGAACGGGCGCTATCGCTTTGCTGACTCTAAAGGTGTAGATGTATGGACCAAGGGGCAGGTAACACTGCTCTCATCTTGTACATCTACTCACGAAACTACTGGTGCTATTGCTGCTAATGGCAATGTGCAACAGCACGTACGCTCTATCAAGTGGAACAACACCTCAGGTGTATTGCTGCGTGATGAGTATGACGTAGATAAGATTGCACTAGACGGCACAGTCACCCACTTTATTGACTACAATGCAGGAACAGACGCTCCTGTCTTTGCTATGTGCGACGACGGAACATTTGCATACTGGATTACTAATACAGCAACCAAGAAGACTGTGTACAAGAAGGCTTTAACTGGCACATCGGCAACAGCCAACACTTTTATGTTTGACGAAATTGGCACTATATCTAATGCCGCTATGGAGTATGTCAAAGACCGCATCGTGCTATGTGCGGATAACAAAGTCTATGAGTTCTCAACATCAGCATCGGCTATGCCAACTGCTGTATATACACACCCAACTTCTACACACGTATATACATCCGTAGCAGCATCAGGTCCTGCTATCTACATTGCTGGCTACAACGGAATCCAATCAACCATTCAAAAGTTTACACTCTCTACTGCTGGCGTAATGCCAACCTTGACATCTGCAGTAGTGGCAGCCGAACTTCCAGTCGGCGAGATTGTCCACAAGATTTATTACTACCTTGGCTATATGCTGATTGGCACCAACAAGGGTGTACGAGTAGCAGCGGTATCTGACCAAGATGGCTCACTTAACTATGGTCCACTTATCGTGGAGACATCACAGCCTTGCTATGACTTTGCTGCCCGTGACCACTACATCTGGTGCGCTACTGGCGTAGACGGAAACCCTGGCGTTATCCGCATTGACCTATCAAATGAATTAGAAACCCTACGCTTTGCTTGGGCTAACGATTTGTATATAGATGATGTTACTGGACACGTAACAACGGGCTGTGCTTTTGCCAACGGTACTGAGCAACTTGTATTTGTAACAGCATACGCCAACAGCGAAGCAGGTGGTATCTACATCGAAGATGCCTCAAACCTACGCACATCTGGATACCTAACTACAGGTAACATCCGATACGGAACACTTGAGCCTAAGAACTTTAAGCGTCTACTTGGACGTGGTGAATTTACCTACGGCTCAATGACTCTTGAGACTGTGGACAAAGAAGGTACAGAGTATGACCATATCTCATACGATGCATCCATCGACCCTATCGAAGTAACTACATCCTCTCCTGCAACAGCGCAGGAATATGTAGCCTATAAGTTTATCCTCTATCGTGACGGCACTGATAACACCAAGGGTCCTGTATTCAAGGGCTATCAGGCTAAGGCAACTATTGCTACACCTCGTCAACGTGTTATCCAGTTCCCTGTTTACTGCTTTGATTTAGAGACCGACAGATATAATTCAATGGTTGGATACGAAGGCAAAGCCTTTGAAAAGATTCAAGCACTTGAAGATGTAGAAGAATTGGGTGACGTACTCACCTGGCAGGACCTAACTACTGGCGAATCTCGTCAAGCAGTTATTGAACAAGTATCATTTCAGAGAGCAACACCACCTGACAAGCGCTTCAGTGGCTTCGGCGGTGTCATCAACATAACCATCCGTACCGTATAACTCTTAGGAGCGCAATCAATGACCGCACAAAACTGGGCTGGACTAATCGTATCAATCATTGCAATCGTTACCGCATTCGCTGGAAGCGTGCGCTGGTTAGTCAAGCATTATCTTAGTGAACTCAAGCCGAACTCTGGGAGTTCATTAAAAGATTCGGTCATTAGACTTGAGGAAAAGGTAGAGATTCTCTACCAGATTATGATTCAAAAGGGGAGAAATGAATGACAGCGGAAGAGTTCATTAAGGTTGCACAGGAAGAAGTAGGTACCGCAGAGGTTCCCGAGAACAAGGTTAAATATAATAAAAATAATGGGCAACCTTGGTGCGGATATTTTGTAATGTGGTGTGCTGAAAAAATAGGACTTAAATTACCCAATGTTGTGTATACTCCAGCAGGAGCTGCTGCGTTTCAAGGACAAGGGCGATGGAAAAATGTAGACAAGCCAGCCGTTGGTGATATTGTCTTCTTTGATTTTCCAGGTGGGCGAGAGATTGACCATGTTGGAATTGTAATAAAAGTCCGAGATGCAGATGGACTTGTCGTAACTGTTGAGGGTAATACTTCACCAGATACTAAGCCTAAGGGGAGCCAGTCCAATGGTGGCGAGGTTGCCAAAAAGGTACGGGCTTTTAAGCCAAAGAATAAAAAGAATCTGCCTGTCTACATCAAGGGATACGGCTCACCTAAGTTCGCTAAGGAGAAAAAATGAAGAAGTTCAAACTAACCGAGAAGCATAAGAAGGCTCTCAAGGACTACGCTTTAGCAGTTGTTGCTGCTGCCGTGACCATGGGCATTGCCCTCGCTACAGACATGGCACCTCAGTACGCTGTAGTAATCGGCGCATTGGCTGCACCGCTGACCAAATGGGCTAATAAGAACTCAAAGGACTACGGTCCTGGCTCTGTAGAGTAGCCTTTATAAGCCCTAGAAGGGCATTTTAAGACAAGAAGACCCCCAACCCTAGCATCACTGCTATGGAAGGGGGTCCTTTTGTCATTTCTAGCCAAGCAAGTCCGACCACCCCTGGTGGCAGGAGCTAGAAATTCTAATCGTCGTCAGCCTCTAAATCCTCAAGGTATTCAGAGTAAGCATCCCAGTCTTTCTTGTGTCGGTAGTTGTTGTATCTATCTACAATCTCGTAGACTACATCACGAATCGCTAGTGCAACTAGCGCACCTATAATCACTTCAGCCATTATATCCCCTTATAATATATATATTATATAATATATATAAGACCCCTTCGGGGTCTATATATTATATTATTATATATAATTATACACATGACTCTGAACCTAGAAGGTAGGCTGCTAACCTACATGGCCTGACCGATGGTGTATACTTACACCACGATGATACAACTCGGAGAATATACATTACCTGAGCATGTCTCATATTCTGCGTTCTCGACCTATGTGGATTGTGGGTACCAGTATTACCTGGGCCGACTCCTGATGGTACCCGAAGCGCCATCTGTTTGGTCGGTAGGTGGGTCAGCATTCCACCGTGCTACCGAACTATGGGATTTGGAGAACGTATGATACATGAGCTATGGTCTAAAGCATGGGCCGAAGAACTTGGTGACACCGACTTAACCAACGCACGTGTTGGCGGTAGGGCAACCAAGGCAAACCCTAACAAGGAAGACGAATCCTTTTGGCATGAGTCAGGTCCTCGATGGGTGCAAGCCTACATTGATTGGCGCAAAGCCAATACTGATTGGAAGATATGGAAGACACCGCAAGGTGTACCTGCCATCGAACTTGAAATGTTACCCAAGTTTGCTGGTGTTCCTGTTAAGATGATTCTCGATAGAGTCTTTGAAGTCAATGGCGAACTCGTTATCGTCGACTTGAAGACATCTCAACAGACACCTTCCAATACATTACAACTTGGTTTCTACAAGATTGGTTTACAGAAAACCTTTGGAGTTGATATCAAGTGGGGCACGTACTTCATGGCACGACAGCATGGAGTCTCACCGCTAGTCAGCCTCGACCAGTACACAGAGGAGAAGCTGGAGTACTTGGTAGATGGATTTGACAGAGCACGCAAGGCAGGTATATTCTTGCCTAACACAAACAACTGCCAATATAAATGTGGACTAACAGCACACTGTCAGTTCTCAACAAAGATAGGATAAACATGGAAGACTGGAAACTACAGGTCTCTTACAAAACACCAGCAGGTGACATGATTAATATTCGCGCTAACACAGCCGATGAACTAAGCGTGTTGCTTGAAGGTGTCGGGGACTACTCTACACAAGTTGCATCTGTACAGCGATTGGTTGTTGGTGCATATAACGCGGCCCCTTTGGGGACCACTGGTTCAACAGCAGGCACAACGCCCTTGCAATCCTCCGCTCCAATCCAGCAGGCAGCAGCATCCGTTGGAGCGCCGCCGTCCGCGGTAACTCCATCAGGAACAGCGAGCCCGACTTGCGTTCACGGGGCGAGAATCTTCCGACAGGGAGTGAGCAAGACAAGTGGGAAGCCTTACGCTTTCTGGGCATGTCCGACACCTCAGGGCACACCTGACCAATGTAAGCCAGTAAACTAATAATATGATTGAGCGTAGCCATCAGTGCACACCAGGTTGGTGGCTACGTTCTTTCTTTCTAGAAGGGGATGAGAAATGCGTACACTTGTCAGAAGCGTTGGTCGCACCAGTATCGGTGGCGAACCGCTCCCTAGTTGCTTTAAGGCGTTCGAATCGAACAAGATTATCATACGCCGAAGTGAAGTTTCAATGTTCGCAGCAGCGCCAGGTGTAGGTAAGTCCACACTAGCACTTGCTTTAGCTTTGAAGATGAGAGTACCGACTCTCTATATATCAGCAGATACCAACGCACACACTATGGCAATGCGATTGGCCTCAATGATTTCAGGTAAGTCACAAGGTGATGTTGAGTCACTTATGAATACTGACCATGGCTGGACCAAAGCAACACTATCACGTGGCTCACACATTGTGTGGTCATTTGAATCAGCACCATCATTGCAAGACATTGATGAAGAAGTACAGGCATTCGAAGAACTATGGGGATGCCCACCAGTTTTGATTGTAGTAGATAACCTAATGGATGTAGCCACCGATGGTGGCGAAGAGTTCGCATCAATGCGTGCGATAATGAAGGAGTTGAAGTATCTTGCTAGAGCAACTAATGCGGCCGTTGTCGTCCTACATCACACATCGGAGGCTGTCCAAGGCTCTCCATGCCAGCCTCGAAGCGCTATCCAAGGAAAGGTTGCGCAATTACCCGCACTCATATGTACGCTTGGAGTTGTCGGGACTAGTATGGGAGTTGCGCCTGTCAAGAATAGATACGGCCGCGCAGATGCGGGCGGAGGATTAATGACATGGGTTGCATTCAACCCTGAGTACATGTTCATCGACGACATTCCAGAAAACGTATAATGACAACTATCAAATCACACAAAGCAAGAGGAGCAGGATATGAAATCGACATCACAAAAGAATTTAGAAGACTTGGATATGACGCTGAGCGCCTTGCAAGGAGAGGTAGCAAAGATGAAGGTGATGTTGTCATCCGTTCGGACTTCATTGGTGGAACAATCGGCATCCTTGAATGCAAAGCTCCAGGAGCTAGCAACCGAATCGACCTCAGCGGGTGGACGAAAGAGGCGCAAGTCGAAGCGGACAACTACGCAGAAGCAAGAGGGTTGGACCGTAGCGCGATTCTTCCAGCGGTAGTAATTAAAGCACGTGGTAAATCAATACAAGATTCTTATTTAGTACTAAGGTTAGGAGACGTCTTTGGTGACTGAACTTCCCAGTATTAAAGCAGTACTTGAACACTATGGTGCAACGCTAAGGCGTGACCATGGCCAAGCTAATCTACGCTGTCCCTTCCATGGTGACAGCCATCAGTCAGGCACAGCAAACTTAGATAAGAATCTATTTGTTTGCTTTGCATGTGGTGTACAAGGAAACAGTTTACAAATTATAGCACAGCAGGAAGGAGTGAATATACGTGAAGCAGCGAGAATCGCAGAAGGATTTGCTGGGACAAGCAACACGCAAGTACCAGGAAAGCATTTATCTGGCCGAAGATTACCTAGCAAGTCGGGGAATTCCAATCGAAGTAGCACGGCTGGCGCGATTAGGCGTAGTCGAGGAGCCTGAGACTGGACACGAAGCGTATATCGGTCGTCTATCTATACCTTATATAACCAAGACTGGTGTAGTAGATATTAGATTTCGCTCATTAAATCCTGCAGTTGAACCAAAGTATATGGGCATGACAGGTAGTGACACAAAGATGTATAACGTACTAGACATTGAAAGGGCGGGTGATTGGATTGGCGTTTGTGAAGGAGAGCTCGATACTATCACACTCAGCAGATGTGTCGGTATCCCTTGCATTGGAGTTCCAGGTTCGAATTCATGGAAGAAACACTACACAAGATTACTCGCAGATTTTGAAAGAGTATTTGTATTCGCTGACGGGGACCAACCTGGCAAAGAATTTGCAGCGGGACTTGCCCGTGAACTTCCAGTTACTATCGTCTCCATGCCAGACGGCGAGGATGTCAATTCTGTCTACGTCAAGTTCGGTGCGGAATACATCAGAGAGAAAGCAGGATTAACTAATGAAGCCGATTAAGCCATGCCCTGAGTGTGGTGAGCAGTTCGACAATGTGTTCGATGCAACTGACCACTTGCTCGAGGATGACGAAGAGTTTGACCCTGCACTTATCCTGCCTAACGGCTATCGGTTAATGATTGGTTCGCTACTGCGTTGCATGTATCGCTATGCTGATGATGCTGAGAAGATTAAGGACTTAACCCAAGACACGTACATGACTCTCTTTACTGTTGAGATGGAACCCGATACAGTTGTTGAAGTCATCGAAGAAATGATTGTTGGTTCCAGCATGGCGGGATTAGATGAAGAACTTAAACAACTGCTCGAAGGTGGAGAGTGAGGAAGCATGGCAGATAATACAGTACTTGGCGAGTCAAGGTTTTATGGTGACGCAAGCACACATGGAGAACCAAAGTCTGATACTTCAGTTAAAGATTCCGATGCTCAGTTCCTAGATGACTTGGAAGATACATTCAATGAGTTGTATCGATTGCTTGTTAGCAAGCATGAAGACTACGGCCCAACGAATATATCTAAGAGCCCAGGCGGGCCCATCAATGGCCTGCGTGTACGCATGTGGGATAAGTTTGCACGTATCAATAACCTAGTAGATAATAGTAAAGGACCACAGCACGAAAGCCTTGAGGATTCCTTCAAGGATATGGCTAACTATGCAATCATAGGATTGCTAGTACTGAGAGGACATTGGCCTAATGACTAACAAGAGTTCCTTTGATTTGGACTTCGGCTATGGCCGTAAAGGTGAGAAACTTGTAGAAGAGTTGCTTACTGGTGGCAAGACTGTTGAAGTTAAGCGAGACAGAAAGTGGTGGATTACCAACAACCTTTACATTGAGGTAGAGTGTTGGTTCATGAAGTCTAAATCTTGGGAGCCGTCAGGTTTGATGGTTACTGAAGCGGCATACTGGGCGTTCGTGCTAGAACAATCAGTGTTTATTGTGCCGACCCATATCCTTAAGAAGGGTGTGCTTGAACTAGGCAGAGAAATCTCTTGCGAGATTCCACCTAACAAGAGCAAGGGCTATCTGATTACTGTAGAAGATTTACTTACAATGACCCGCAAATACAAGAATGAGAAAGTTGATGATGGACTGGGCGCGAATTGAACCTTGGGATTATATTGTAGTCGCTGTTGCTTCTGAGTATCATAAGAAGTTTAGCATGATTGAACTCGAAGATATAAAGCAAGAGCTGTATCAGTGGTTTCCTGAACACCCTAATGACTTCAAGAAGTGGGAAGAAATGGGTGGCAAGGATGCCAAGAACTTAATCTATCGTAGCCTACGCAATAAGGCTTTAGATTATTGTCAGTACTGGAAGGCCAAGACACTTGGCTATGAAACAGCAGACTTGTACTACTATGAACCCGTAGTGGTGGAAGCCTTGCTTCCTGCTGTAATCCGTGAAGAGTGGGGTGTAACCCATAAACTTAATCTTGGTAGGCCAGGTCGTCCTATTGCACCTAGCGAGGGCGGTAACTTGCAGGCTATGATTATAGAAATTGACTCCGCATACCACAAGTTAAGTAAAGAAGACAAAGCTTTACTATTCTTGCGATATGCAGAGTCAATGGAGTATGCGGACATTGCTAAGGAATTAGAAATCCCTAGCGCAGACGCTACTCGCATGCGTACAACGAGAGTAATACGCAAACTGGTAAAGATTATGGGTGGCTATCGTCCATACCTAGACAAAGATTCTCCAGATGATGTAACTGAGGAACCAAATGAACTTGTAGGCGAGGATGATGCCACCTATGAAGGCGGCTACAGCGAAGAAACCTCTGATGATTCCGAGGATTTCTCTACTCATCTATAAACTCGTCCTCGATGTCATCGAATTCGTAGTCTTCTAGTGGGCCCTCTTCGCCCTCCCACAGATACTCAAAGAGAATGTCGATGTTGTCTGCAATGCAGTCATCTTCAGTCTCATAGTCTGCCCAGTTAGGCACGTGCTCACGCACGATAGCAGTCACTTCTTCTGCTGTCAAGTCTTGCATTGCCATTATTTAATCCACTCCCCTCGCTCTACACATTTAGTGTAGGGCATCATAGTTTTAGTTCCTGCGTTATAGGCATAGCTAGTTTCTTTCTTCAAGCAAGGGCCTTCTTCCTCTTCTTGAGAGGCTGCCCCAATAACAACTGCAACAGTTAGTACAGTCATTACCGCAGCACCAATGATGTACAGCAACCCGTCACCATCTAAGGCCCTGCCAACAAAGAAAAATAACATTACAATCCACCCACAAAGAAGTGCTGCTTGTAATATATAACTAAACATCGCTTAACTCCTTCTCGATAGCCTGAATAGTTAAGCATGGGTAGGACATCATTCCGTCCCCGAACCAGCACCCACTACATAGGTGGTCGTTTCCTTCTATCGGTTTATGCAATCCTACGACTGCACGAAGAGCTATCTCATGTGCACCTGAGCAACAAGAATAACCATTAATCTTCGCCAGTAATTCATCGTGCGTCATGCTACCCTCCCGTCGAATAGAAGCCAGTCCCGTTGAACTTGACTGGCGTTGGATTGATTACTCTACGCGTTGGTTGTGCGCAGTATTGGCAAGGCGGATAGATATCTCTATCATCTACCTTGCGCTGATGTTCCTCTGATGTGCCACAGGTGTCACACTTATACTCATAGTTAGGCATCAGGTGCTACCAATGTTAGTGGCCACTGTGGTGGCTCAGAGTATCTCCATGGGTCAGGCTCAAATGAACTCACAAGCTCGGAGATAATTTGATTTCGTTCCTGCTCTTTGACTAGTTCATGTAGGTACTTATGACTATTCATAATCTTCCTCCAGGTTAGGTGGTGTTGGTGCGGTCGCTAGTGTACCACACTCTGCGCACTCCATGTCTAGGAAGTACATAGTAATCTCACCATTGTCGCTGTCGAACATAGTCTTTACATTCCATATCTCACACCCGCAAGGGCATACTGAGGTTGGTTCACCTCGTATGTCCATAGCCTTGGTGTAATCAGGCTTCATCTCTGTAATATGTTTAGTCACTCTTGCCTCTCCTCTCGTTTGCGTGAACTGACTTAACATGGTATATCTTTACAGGCTCGGTTGCGTTAGCGCAATCAAGCGGTGTAAGGTGGAAGTGGGTAGGCTTTCTTGTCTTACCCCAACCAGTAGGGATAGAAGCGACTGTGTTTGCCTCACCGACAATCTCCTTGCCACATGAGTCGCACATCGTACGCTTATCTTTAGTTATCATTAGTGGTAGTTATTCCTTTTGAAGAACGCCCATGCGTTGCATGGTGTATCATATCTATAGTAGATATAAGACAGCCCTCGTTCTATCTGCCTCGTTGGAGGTGTTGCAGGGTCAAGCCCTAACAGTTGTGGGATACCACCAGCGTTCTTCCCCATAACTTTGATGGTATTGTATGCCTCGGGATTCCATGCGGATTCCTTGCCCCACAATCTGGTAAGGCATGACCACTGCTCTTCTTGCCACTCACTTAGTTGGTCTCGGGCATAAGCCTTACTGTCTGCCTTACTCCATTCACTCTGCACGCCCTTGAATTGTGTTGGTGCGTTTGATGGAGGGGCAAACAGGAAGAACCCTGCAACCACTAACAGCAAGAATACTATTGCTTTCATTTTACTAAACTCCTTATGTTGAGTGCCGTCTGTATGCGTGCCTTCCTGTCGGTCGACGCTTTGAAGGTATCGGCTAGCAGAATGCGCTCACCTGGAAGCAAGCCACCCCATATGCCATAGTCTAAGTTCTCTTCTTTCATACCTTCGGATAGACATTTGGTACGAATCGGACATTTGGTACATATCTCCATAGCAATAAGCATGTTAGCTCGTCGTGCCTCGAACTTCTTGTTAGGGTTGGTGCTACCTAAACGCTTCTCGAACAAGTCACCTGAATCCTCGAACCATAGTTCGGGGTTAGGGTGTGTCGTACATAGTCCTGTCATGTTACTCATTTCCATGGTGAATGCACCACCTCGTTGTCGTATCCACATGTTGAGCATGTGAACCAGTATGTTGAGCCGTCATCTTCCCATTCCTCATTCTCTGCTTCGCATTCTTCTGCTTCACATAGTACCACATACTTAGCCATTAGTCAATCTCCCTCCGTGTAGTGACTGTATAGGTTATATGGTGGCACATCTTGTCGTCGCCAACCATTACAGAACTTATCATCTGTGCGTGGATGCCAGCCCGATAAGTCGTAGTGCGGGAAGAACTTGCTCATCATTCTATGCGCACACTTGTGGCATAGGTTGAACTCGAACTCCTTGCTATCGGGATAGATAGTATCTACATACTCGCCATACCCACCGCTTACCCTGAAGGTTAGCATGTTATCGAATGTGCCGTAGTATTTATCTGCGTGCATGACCAAGAAGCATGAGTCACATTTCTGTGTCATGTTCTCGTTGGTCTCGATAATTTCAGCGCGTGTAGGTTTGCGTGCCATAGTATATCCTCTCGTTGATATAAATAATGAACAGTTTTAGTTCATGTTCAGGAACGCACTTGCCTCGCTGCAGCACTGGCAGTAACTCTAGTGAGCAGTTTAATGACATGCTCAGGTCAGTTGGTTACGCCTCGAATACAGTCGAGACATACCCGTCAAGGCGTGCATGGGTGGTGATGAGACCCTTGCTACCAGTCAAGTGCTTATAAGTGCCGTCGCCCAGCGACACCCACATTGACTTAGCCTTGAAACGATTTTGTGTAGGCAGAGCCTTCACCACAGTACCACGCTTAGGGTAATCTGATGAAGTGTCTACCGATAGTGCGAGGTATGCTACCTCGGAAGCGAGCGCAGAAATTTCATCTGCGATTTCTTGAATCTGTGTTGCTGACATGTGTTACCTCTCGTTAGTTGGTGTTACTCCAGCATGGACTTTCCATGTGGAATTATAGTATGAACAAGTCACTAAGGTCACGCTTAGTAGACCAGTTCTTGTCGGGTGTGTAGCATAGGCAGTCTATGATATTGGTATCACAGTCGAAGCAAATCTCACACGCCACGCAGTAGTATGGGTTCTCGTATATGTCCGTTAGCATTTCGCAGTTAGGGCATACATCTAATACTTCTTCGCCTTCTTCTTTATAGTAATGCTCGAGTGCATAGTCATACGCTAGTCGCTCGGATTCGTCCAAGCCCCTACTGGGTGCTGACCATACTTGAGCTGGTGCGGTATAGGTCGTGCGCTTGTGCGACTGATTACTCCACCATACACCATTGTTATCCCATGTACCTAGATTCTCATTGACTAGGTAGATTTGGTGCTTGGCACTAGGGTCTAGAGTTAGGATACATATCTTGCTACCGCTAGCCCACTTGCTAACCATAGTCCATACTGTATCGTCATCTAGAACTGATACGCCACCCATAAGTGGGAGTGTATCTTCTGCAAACACACGCGTATCGCTACGCTTGTCTGCCTTGTCAATTGTTACATCTAGTATACCATTGTGTGCTAGATATGTCAAGTCACTACCGCCGACTTGAAATGGGTGGCAGTTGGCTTCGTTCTTGACACCATGCGTTGCGTATCGTGCATGCCACATGGCGTAGCCGTTAGGGTACTGCTTGCGTAGTTCTAAGAACCGCGCAATAGATTTCTTGGCAGACATGCTACGCTCGGAGATAATCTTATCTCCTGCGATAATGGCGAAGCCGTAACCATGTGGGTTACTGCAAGCACCATTGTGTAGGTCTGTCTTGGTCGGTGTGCTATTAGGTTCACACACCACAAGGATACACATACATCACCTCATGCATTCTCTAGTGTTGGCTTGGTTATGTTGATACTATCTATCTTGTCGAGTCGATAGTATAGGTCGGGATATAGTCCGTTATTATCTCGTACATAATCGGCGAACCATGCCCAATCTAGCGCACCCAACTTGACTTCATCAAGTCGTAGGTCTCTAGTATATTCTACCATGGCTTGCACTAGGTCTAGTGCTGATAGAATTGTGCTGGTGTTCATAGTGCCACGGAAGAACCGCAGTTCTAGTGTGGCTTGGTTCTGCGTATTGACCGCAGAATATCTCTCGGTATGGTGACGGCGTGGGTCTCCTACCTTGTGCTTGAATGACTTGACTGGCATGTCATACTCATTGAAGGTATAGACATCATTGAACCTAGCATAGTCAGACTTGCGACCCGCAAACTTCATCATCTGCGGTGCGTTGGAATAGACAAGGGATATGAAGCGGTGCGTGTGTGCGCCACTACTGAAGCCTTCGCGGGAGACATGAATATGTAGCCCGCATGACTTGGTATCCCATGACCTAGCATTGTGCTCGGTGCGTAGTTTATTTATGGTATCCCATAGTATATCACTATTCTCACGATATTGCAAGTGAGTATGTGGTTGAGTCACTATCTCGAAGCCACCATATCCGTCACGATTTATACTGGCATCATACTTGATGATACCTACATCTCCGTTGGATAGTGCTTGAGAAGTGAACTGTGCGGCAGTATCTATGTTGCCATGTATCTGTGTCTCCAACTCGAAGCCCATATAGACTCCACGCTTGGAGTGACCATGAAATACAAGCGGTGGCTTGCATGAGTATTCATGGATAATGTTGCGACATCTGCATGAGCGACCTGATACTCCACTTCCGTCACTCTCGCAGTTGCTACACTCATTATCTTCACGATTATACTGGTCACAATCGTTGCAGTACCACGCATAACGGGTAGTGCAGTTATCGCACCATGTATTATCATCTACCATGAAGTAGTCGTCTCGGTCACTATAACTAGTGCCACAAGGCTCACAGTAGAAGGTGCAATTCTCGTAGCAATACTCGCACCATGACTCGCCGTCTACATAGTAATCTTCGCCAGCGAAGGCATTTTGGCAACGCTCGCAGAACTTACCGCAGTCTGAGCAATAGTAGTTACTGCCGTCATTAACGGAGTCATCTATCGAGGATAGTTGCTCGCAATCCTCGCACCATATTGTGCAATTCTCGCAAGCAATATCGCCGTTAGCGAAGTTGCGTTCATCACCTTCATCTATCATGTCGCTACATAGGCTACATATGATAGGCTCTTTATCTTCCATATTCACTCACCCCCTTCCTGTATGTTGTAGGTGTAGTATAGCATTGTGTTATGCCTTTGTCAAGTTCTTGCTATCTAGGATAGCGTCACTTATCTTGGAGCGTAACACCATTACTTCCTGTGCTAGTACCATGAAGCCGTTGCGCCTATGGTTCTCTTGCTCGGTGCGTAGTGCCATGCGTATGACTTCAACCTCTCGCGGGGTCAAGTCTAGTAGTAGGTTATCGCTCATGGCGATTAAGTTGTAGTTGCAGGTATTCCACCCTGCGGGTAAGTTTCGCGTTAGCGATAGCCGTAGTGATTACTAGGGTCGTGGAGACCGATAGTATGATGATGATAGCGAGCATATCCCATGTCGTAATCATCTTGCTTGTAGCCCCTTGAGGCGTGTCTGCTTGGTGGCGGGTTGCCATGGGGTTGCGAGTAGGTTGGCTTGGAATAGTGCCTTAGCACTTTCCCTAGCGAGTAACCACTCACTTGCCCGCGCTTCCGCCATTAGGCGTTGCGTTGGTGTCAT